TATAGGGGATAGTGATGAAGGTAAAAGTTACACGCACTTGTTTAGTACAGGGCAAAGAGGTCATCGCTGGCGATGTTATAGATTTGCCAGACAATATTGCTCTTGATTTGGTTAACATCGGGAAGGCGCAGCCGCACGATGATACTAGCATCACTGACCGCGCAGTAGGCTTAACAAGAAAATCTGCTGGCGCAATTGTCAAAAGAGGCAAGAAAAAATGAAGGTTTACATCAAAGAAGATTGCGTAGGCGATGGCAAGGCTTTGGCAAAAGGCAAAGAATATGATTTGCCCAAGGCTATAGCAGAAAAGCTTATAGCCAGAGGGTTTGCATCAAAGGATGCGCCAGTTAAAAAGGTTAAGGCTGAAAGCGCAGAGTAATGGCTGTAGAAACCGCAGATGATAAAGCTATATTTTTTAGCACTGATGATTTTGGCATTACTGCCGTTTATTTTCCGCTGGCTGGGGGGCAGTCTAACGTTAAAGGCATTTTTGATAGCGAGTTTATCGAAGTGGATGTAGGCGGTAATGTAGGCGTGGCGATGCAACAAAAAAGATTTGTATGCAGAACAGCAGACGTAGCTAATGCAGCAGAAAACGACCAGTTCCGCATAAACGGGTTAGACCACTTTGTTAGAATAGTGCAAGATGATGGCACTGGCATTACAACTTTTGTTTTAGAAGTACCAGCTTAATGGCGCACGTTAGAAAACAGATTAGGGATGCAGTAGTTACAGCGTTAACTGGCTTGTCTACTACTGGCAGCAATGTTTACCGCAGCCGCGTTTTCCCATTAGAGAAGGCTAAGCTACCAGCTTTAGCTGTTTTTAGTAAATCAGAGGCGGTTGAGTTCGATACGTTACACATACCGCGTTCTATAAATAGGGTTTTAGAAATTGGCGTAGAGGCGTTTGTTACTAATATGACAAACGTAGATAACACGCTAGACACTATTGCTGTAGAGGTAGAGGAAGCCTTAGCAGCAGATGTAACGCTTGGTGGCTTGGCAAAAGATTTACAAGTTACCGCGTTTGAAGCGGATTATAGTGGCGATGGTGAAACCACGCTTGCTATAGCCCGTTTCACTGTTGAGGTGCAATACCGCACACTTGAAAATGACGTAGAAACTGCCGCTTAATAGGAGATTTTTAAATGGCAACTTTAGTGGGTAAAGACGGTGTTGTTAAAATCGGCAGCAACACTATTGGCGAAATTCGCACATATTCTTTAGAGCAAACAATGGATGTTATCGAAGATAGCAGCATTGGCGATACAGACCGCACTTATACTAGCGGCCTTAAATCATTTAGCGGCTCTATGGATGTATATTTTGACGATACAGACACAGGCCAGCTAGACGTACAGGTAGGCGATACAGGCACTATTGCGGTGCAAGTTGAGGGCGATACCAGTGGCGATCACCAGCTATCAGGCTCTATTATTGTAACAGGGCGCACTATCAACGCATCATTCGATGGGATGGTAGAAGCTTCGGTTTCATTCCAAGGCACAGGCGCACTTTCAGAAGGTACTGTCTAAATTATGTCTATTGGTAATCAGATTGCGGCTAACCGCAATAAAGAAAGGCGCGTTATCGAAGTTCCCGAATGGGGTGATGATGCGCCAGTTCTTTTGTATGTTGGAGCGATTACTGCTGGCGATATTTCTAAGTTACAAAGAAAGCACAAAGACTTTCTTAATAACATGACTATCGATGGCATGATTGACCTGATTATTACAAAGGCAGAAGATGCAGATGGAAACCGCGCTTTTACGTTAGAAGATAAAGCAACGTTGATGCGCGAGCCTGTCAGCCTCATAGCCGATATCGCTGGCAAGATGTTTGGCGATATTGTGGAGATTGAGGAACAGGAAAAAAACTAAAAAGCGATCCGTTAAGGCTTAACATTATGGCTTTGGCGGATCGTTTACACAAAACTCAAGGCGAGATAGAAGAGTTGAGCCTATCAGAGTTTAACGAGTGGATTGCTTATTTCAAGGTGGTAGAAGATGGCGCAGCCAAATCTTAAATTTAAAATTACTGCCGTTGATGTAACGCAAAAAGCTTTTAGCGCAGTGCGTAGAAGTTTGGCTAGAGTAAGCAAAGCTTTATTCAGCTTTAAAACTTCTATAGCTGCTGTTGCTGGTGCGGCTGGTCTGGGCTTGCTGGTAAAATCTTCTCTAGACAGCATAGACCGCATTTCCAAACTATCCCGAACACTAGGCATATCTGTTAGAGATTTGCGAAAACTAGAGCTTGCAGCAGATTTATCTGGCATCCAGATAGATACGCTTGCCAGAGGCGTTAGAACGCTAAATAAAGGCATGATTGATTTTGTGCGCGATGGCACAGGCGAAGCTGTAGACGCTTTTGATGCTTTAGGAATTTCTGCCGATGATTTGAATGGCGTAATGGGTGACCAGTTCAAAGTATTGGAATTGATTGCCGATAGGTTTGAGAGCGTACAAAACAGCGCAGAGCGTTCTGCTATAGCTCAACAGCTATTCGGTGGCAGGGCATCAGAGCTATTGCTGGTGCTAGAAGAGGGCAGCGAAGGTTTAAGGCGCATATCTAAAGAGGCCGCAGATTTTGGCCTTTTATTATCTGCTTCTACAGCCAGAAACGTAGAAGAAGCTAACGATGCATTTACGCGGCTAGGCAGCTTGTTTACAGGCTTGCGTGATACCGTAGTGGGCGCACTTGCACCAGCATTTCAGCTTGTAGCAGATACAATTAGAAACAAGTTACTTGCCGCCATTAAAGATGCTGGCGGTGTAGAGGAGTTCGGCAAAAATCTAGCTAGAAGCATAATAATCGCTACGCGCGATGCTAGCGCGGCTATGATAAAATTTGCAAATATCCTAATCGGTCAAATTAACAATATTTTAAAAGGCTTTGACCAGTTAGAGCGTTTTTTTGGAGGCGGGATAACCAGCGCAGAGTTTGATAAATCTTTTAATGATTTAATTATGAAATTTGAAAAATTAAGCGGCATGAACGGTTCGCAGAATTTTTCTGATGCGATGGCAGAAATAAAGCTATCTTTATCCCGCCTTGCTGACCCTGCTAACAGAACAGCAGAAAATATTGCTTTAGTAAGTATGGAATTAGAAAATTTAGCTAATCGCAATATAAGCGCAGTTGCAGTTGTAGGCACGTTAAGAAGCAGTTTAGAAGAATTGCAAAGCCAAGCAGGGAATGTGCGCGAAGAAACTTTGCAGCTAGGCACTATAACTTTAAGCACTAATGATGCTTTTAACAGGCTTTTAAATTCTGTTGAGAACATGAACACCGAATTAGGTGGTTCTGGCGGCTTGGCAGAAAGCACTAACACTGCGGCAATAGGCACGAAAATTCTTTATGATGAGTTTGGCGATTTATCTAGCGCGGTAGGTGATTTATCCCCTAAGTTACAGCTCACAAAAACTGCTTTAGAACAGTATGAAGATGCATCGCATCAAGTAGGCAAAAGCTTAGACCAGCTTGCAGTAAATAGCTTAAACAAGTTAGAAGATGCGTTTGCTGGAATGGTCACTGGCACTATGTCTGCAAAAGAAGCCTTTAGAGGTATGGCTAATAGCATACTATCTGATTTAGCCCGTATAGCCGCGCGTAAGGCGTTAGGCAGCATTATGGGCGGTATGGGCGGTGGCGGCAATCCACTAGGCGCATTATTTGGCGGCTTTAGAGCTAATGGCGGTGCGGTATCGGCTGGTAAGGCGTATATGGTCGGGGAGCGCGGTGCAGAAATGTTCGTGCCTAATCAAAGCGGCACTATAGTTCCTAATAACGCTATGGGTGGCGGTGGCGGTGTAACCGTAAACCAAACCATCAATCTAACCACTGGCGTAGCGCAGACAGTCAGAACAGAGGTGATGAATATGTTGCCGCAGATACAAAACGCAGCTGTTTCTGGCGTATTAGACGCTAAAAGGCGTGGCGGTTCATTCGGCACAGCATTCGGGGCATAAACGATGGCAATAACTTATCCGCTAACATTCCCCACATCAGGCGTGGCAAGTATAAATCTTATGGCGCGTAATGTCATAGGCTCTACATCATCGCCTTTTAATCTTAAACAGCAAATCCATAAACACGCAGGGCAACGCTGGGAAGCAGATATATCGCTGCCGCCTATGAAACGCGCACAAGCAGAAGTTTGGATTAGCTTTTTTATGAAGCTATACGGCTCTTATGGCACGTTTACTATGGGCGATCCTAACGCGGCTACACCGCGCGGCACTGCGGCTAGTACGGCTGGAACGCCAGTAGTAAATGGCGCATCTCAAACTGGTGACACGCTAAACATAGATGGCTTGCCTACATCAGAAACAGGCTACTTACTTGCTGGCGATTATATACAGCTAGGCACTGGCACTAGCGCACAACTGTATAAAGTGCTTGATGATGTAGATACAAACGCTTCTGGTGAGGCAGCACTAACTATCTGGCCTGATTTACGCAGTAGCCCTAGCGATGGGGCTACAGTGGTCGTTAGCAGCGCGGTTGGCTTGTTTAGATTAGGCACTAATGTAACAGACTGGCAGATTAATCAGGCTGGCTTTTACAGCATGACATTTGGGGCGATAGAGGCACTATGACACGTTCACTAGGCACTGATTTTACAAATGCATTATCGGCTGATGAAGTGCAGCCGTTTTTTGCAGTAGAAATGGATTTTTCTGGCGGTGCTATACGTCTTTGGACAGGCTATGGTAATTTGACCATTGATGGCGATACTTATTCTTCTGCTGCGGATTTTATGCAGTTAACTACCGTAGATGAAACATCAGAGATTAAGGCTACAGGAATTAACGTGCAGCTATCGGGCATCCCGTCTAATCTTTTATCGGCAGCTTTATCCGAAAACTATCAGGGCAGGGATATTACGCTTTACTTCGGAACATTGGATAACAATGGCAGCATAAACGATACGCCTTATGTGCTTTTCAAAGGCCATATGGACGTTATGAACATAGCAGAAAATGGCGATACTGCTACCGTTAATATAACTGGTGAAAGCCGACTAATAGATTTGGAAATTGCCAGAGAGAGGCGTTATACTAGCGAGGATCAAAAGATAGATTACCCCAACGATAAAGGGTTAGAATTTGTTGCTGATTTACAGCAAAAACAGATAATTTGGGGCTAAATAATGTCTTGGTTTTCTAAGTTTGTAAAAGGCACAACTAAAGCAATACAAGACCCTGTTGTTTTAGTAACTGCGGCTATTTATGCGTTTACTGGTAACTGGGCTATGGCTGCGGTCACTATTGCCTCTGCTGGTGCGGCAAATGCTTTAGCCCCCACGCCAGACCTACCAAACTATAACGACTACGCTTCTGAGGCGCAAAACAGAACGCAGATGATTAAACAGCCTACGCATCCGCGTAGGTTTGTTTATGGGAAAACGCGCATATCTGGCTTGCTGGCTCATGTAGAAAGCACTGACAGCGACCAAAAACTGCATCTTGTTATTTTGGTGGCAACGCATGAGATAAATAGCTTTGAAACTATTTATATTGATGACCAAGCTTTAACGCTTGATGGCTCTGGTAATGTTACCGCGCCATCTCAATATGCTGGCAAGGTGCGTATTAATACGCATCTAGGCACAACTGGACAGGCAGCAGACGCAGATTTAATTGCAGAAAGTGGCGTAGGCTGGTCTGCCAACCACAAACTGTCAGGCATCGCCTATATTTATGCGCGGCTTGATTTCGACCGCAATGCCTTTCCTAATGGATTGCCTAACATTTCAGCTATTGTTGAAGGCAAAAAGGTTTATGACCCACGCACAGCCACTACGGTTTATAGCCCTAATCCAGCTTTATGTATGCGCGACTATTTAATGAATGCTGCATATGGCGTGGGCGCGGCTGCATCGGAAATCGATGATACAGCATTTCAAGCGGCTGCTAATATATGCGATGAAAGCGTTGCGCTATCTGGTGGCGGTACAGAAAACCGTTATGAATTTCACGGGGTCATGCAAACAAGCAATTCTCCAAAGCGTATTTTAGAAGAAATGGTGACTAGCTGCGGTGGCACTATATCTTATGTCAATGGTAAGTTTACCATTAAGGTGGCTAAATATGTTGCGCCTACAGTTACTATTGATGAAGATGATGTAATTGATGCAATAAACGTACAGACTAAGCGTTCTAAGCGTGATAATTACAACGCGATTAAAGGCATTTTTTCACCAGATGTTACAAATTATGTTGCTGCTGATTATCCCGCACTTACATCTAGCACGTTTGAAGCAGAAGATGGGGGCGATAGAAAGTTTTTAAATTATAACTTGCCCTACACAGTATCTAGCCCGATGGCGCAAAGATTAGCTAAAATTGCGCTTTATCGAAATCGGCAGCAAATATTTATGCAGATGAATTGCAATTTAAAAGCGTTTGATTTGTCGGTTGGCGATAATGTATACGTTACCAATTCACGACTAGGCTTTAATCAAAAAGTTTTCCAAATTGCAGAATGGTCTTTTAGCGTATCATCGGATGAAGGTGGCTCGCCTATTCTGAGTGTAGATTTAGCCCTGCGCGAGAATAACAGCGCGGTCTATGATTGGAACGCTGATGAGAAAGTGTTTAGCCTAGACAATACTACGCTACCATCGCCATTTAATTTGCCAGCCCCAACGCTAACAGCTACAGATGAGGCGCAAGTAGTAAATCAAAAGATAACTGCGGTGCTAGTAGCTACGCCATCATCTACCAGCGTCTATGCTAGCCAGTTTGAGGTGCAAGCAAAAAAATCTACAGATACTAACTATATATCGCTAGGCATATCATCATCACCGCGCTTTGAATTGCATAACGTGGTGGCTAATACCACCTACGATGTTAGGGCGCGTATCATATCGCAACAGGGCATCGCATCGCCTTATACTGCTATTCAGCATTCTATAGGCTCTACACCTACACAAATTAGCGATGTAACTAACTTTAGTGTTAATGTTAACGGTCAAAACGCAGATTTAAGCTGGACACC